CAAACAGGTGGTAGAGGAATCACGTTAACAGAAGCAAACGTTATAATATATTACTCAAACAGCTATGACTTAGAGCTTCGAATTCAGTCTGAAGATCGTATTCACCGTATCGGGCAGAACGACAAATGCACTTATATAGACTTAGTAGCCAAAGATACAGTCGATGAAAAGATTTTAAAGACCTTACTAAACAAAGTTAAAATTAGTAATGAAGTATTAGGAGAAGTTCGCCAATGGTTTGATTAGATGTATAATCAAAATATGAAACTATTTGTTAACTTAAAAGAAGACTTTGCCATGAACGAAGGTATCGCAAAAGTTTTGGAAGAGCTTAATCCAGTTTTAGAAAGAGCTTTGTTAGAAAAAAGTGACACCTGGGATTTAATTACCGCCAGCATGATTCAAATTGCTACGTTAGTGGGTCGTAAAGATTTAGACAAAGACATAGTAATTACTATGCTGTGTTACATGCTGGCTCAGACTGATGGCGTATTTGTTGACGAAGACGAAACTAGACATTAGTTATGGCTACACCAGAAGAACAGGAAAAAAATACCTCTCTCGCTAGTGCGTTTCTTTATGCACTAGACCAGCCGTTAGACAATATTGGCACAACTTTAGATGCCATGGGTTTTGAAGACGCTGGTAAATATTTAAAAGATTTAACCGAAGCACCAGAAAATTATGAATCAGCCACCGAAGGTTTTTTAAACAGAAACGGTTTTGGTTTTGATGTAGGGTTTTTACCCAGAGCTGTAGTAGAGCAAGCCGGACAACTGGCTGGCTCGATTGCTTTTCGTGTTGCTGGAGGAGTGGCGGGTGGAGCTGTAGCAGGTCCTGTTGGCGCAATCACTGGAGCCATAGCAGCTCCAACTTTATTTGAAGCAGCACAGATCGCTGGTCCGGTTGCCTTAGCTCGAGCCAAAGCCAATGGACGCGACGAACCAAACTGGGAAGATTGGTCGGGTGCTGGCGGCACCGCATTGGGTAGTGGTTTGTTAAACGCTTTTGGCGTTTATGGCATTGGTAAATTAAATAGCACGGTTTATGGCTCTGCCTTACGTGAAGGTGTTACCGAAGGCTTACAAGGTTTAGGCGAACAAATAGGTAGCACACTTTTAACTGACGCAGGTTTACAAATAGATCCAAAAGCTGCCGTTGGAGAAGGTTTGATTGGTGGTACAGTTGGTGGCGTAGCACAAACGCCGAGCAGTATTTATGCTAGTACTAGACAAGAAATAGAAGCAGAAGAAGTTGGCGAAACACCATTGTTGCCTGCACCAGTAGCCGAAGAACCAAGCGTAGAAGAGCCAGTGGTAGCGGAACAACCGACCACGGACGAAGGACCAATCATACTGCCACCACCGCCAATTGATTACGAAAGAATGAGTATTCGAGACGTTTTTGCCAACGCTCAAGATAAATCATTAGAAAGTGATAGAAGTATATTTATAGAGGGACGTTCTTTGCCTCGTTTAGAAGAAGAATTTTTGGCTTTAGACTCTGGTCTTAATATTTATCCATACGCTGATGTTATGGAAACTTTAACTAAAAACTTAGAACGATTTGGGTATTCAAGTGATATGACTTTAAAGGATCTTGCTGACTTTACTAAATTAAACTTGCAAGATACATACGATGCTAAGTTTATGGAAAGTTTTGATGCGTACGTTAATGAACCAGGAAAAATAGAAGCATACATAGAAAATTTAAGAAATCGTCTTTCATCAGATGACGAGTTTGATGTTGAAGATTTAACTCCCAATGAAATAGCTGAAATCAGAGAAAACTTTCGAATGTATTTAGATGACCACCGAGGTGAAGTTGAAAATGTTATACAGGAATCACGAATTCGTGATGAAGATGGAAATTTTGTAAACATAGATAGTTATATTAATACACTAATAGAAGACGAATTAGAAAGCGCGATACGAGACAAACAAACAAGATTAGAAGGTGAGTTAAAGTTTGTCAAAGCTGACAAAAGATTTTTAAACCCAGATTATAGAAAATTAAATTACACTCCACGCGATGCAACACGCAATACAACATCTGTTTTGTTAGCTGACAAAGAAGCTCTACGTTTAGAAGACAACATAGAAACTTTAGGCGGAGGTGATTTACTGGCGGATCTACAAATTGATCCTAACTTTGCTAGTGTTAGTGTGGTGCGTGAAGCTATTAAAAATATGCCCGCAGAAGACAAAGCTATTAATTACTACAACGAGCTTATTACTGGTAATGCTAAAAAAGATAAATTAGCTCAACAAGAAATGGAAGACTCTGAGTTAGATAAATTTTTAAAATTAAAAGGCGAAGAAAAAATTTCTGTGGCTGAAATTGATAGCTTTATGGAAGGCTACATGGCTGGCACAGTAGTTGAGTCTGTGCCCTTAGCGCATAGTGGCATAGGTTTAAACCACGACGCTAAAAGCAAAGGTTTTGAATTAAACCACACTTACCTACCTAGACTAAACCCTAAACAAGAAGAAAAAATAAAAGGTGTTCAAAAAAGTATAGAAGACGCAGGAGGAATGGTTGATCTAATTGAACAAGAGGACATACTTAGTGACATTGCTAATTCCACTTACGCTAATTCAATAAGTCACTTTACTAGTAAATATGGTGCACCTTTATTTTGGGTGCGTGGAGCAAGCGGAACTTTGTACAGGAATAAGGGCGACCAGAGAGAAACGCCAGATCCTTTCGGACGCGTGGAAAACGTAAAAATTATTCATGAAATACAAAATGATTATGCACAAAAAACAAGAAATCCTATAAAAGAAATTTTTACTAAACGTTTCATAGATAAACAAACACCAAGTTACGAAGAGTATAATGAAAAAGCAAAGAAATTAAGTTTAATTACTAGTCGTTACAATAATCTAGTTAGGGTAAAATACTTATACCCACCTGAGCTAAGGGGCGAAGATGATGGTCTATATGGTGAATACGAAGACTTAAAAGATATTAGACAAGATATCACTAAAGGTTTCATAGATGCGAGTAAAAGAGTTAAAGGTGAATATAATCCTATGATTAATTTTGCTATTTTGGCGCATGATACCGAGCTACCAAAACGTTTTTATGATGGTTCGGTTAGACAAAATTTTAATAGCACAGAGCAAAAAATAGATAAATTACAAGACGAATTAAATCTTCTAGAAAGAGACGAAGCTGAAACAGAGGACCCTGGTGCTCGTGACTATTACGACGTAGTAAAGGAATTAGATGCTGCAGAAAAAAAGTTGGATGTTTTAAGAAAAGTTGTTTCGAACCGAGATTACCTGCCACCGAAAAATGTGACGCTAGTCGTAGATATTCTACAAGCACGTTTTAGCAAAGACCCTACAGCACCGCACAATACTTTAGGCCCAACAGCAACGAGACGCCCAAATATTCCTTCGTATTTAGGCGACATGCTAATTCCTGGCAGTCAATTTGAGGGTGAAGGAGTAACATTGAAAGAACAAATGTTGCATGATATTGAAAAAGAAAATTTTGCCGATCACATAAGGTTTATTGCTCAAGAAGTCAACAAAGGCAATAATCAAAAAGGTTCGGCGGGAGCTAGAATTAAAGAGTTAGCTACGCAAATGGGACGTGATGTGGACATTAGTGGGATTAAAACCGAGGCAGAAGTAGAGGCTTTTTTAGCTGATCCAGGAGTACAATCGCGAATGTCAAAATTAGAAAACTTTAGCACGGCTTTTGATTTTGTCGTGCCACGTGAGTTGCAAGCACAACTTGGAACGATGGACCAATTAAAGGAACAGTTAGCGACACGTACGCATAATAAATTACAGACTAAAAAGAAGATTGCTGAAGCGTATAAAGAAACGGCACAAAGGTTAGTTAAAGATCGCCCGCAGGTTGCAGAACTTTTTCCAAAGTTAGAAAACATTGAAGAGGCGATACAAGATCCAGCGCTTAAAAAAGAACCGCCGAAGGGCTACGAACAATATAGAGCAGAAAGCATGACGCCAGTAATTAATCAGCCTTTTACTGAATCTTATGTGCGTAAGGGTGTGCTTAGTACCATCATTGATGCTTTGAAGAAGGGCGACCGCTATGTAGCCGTGCCGAACGATCAGACGCAACGAGATTTTAATACTGGTTCGCAAACTACTGCAGGTGGCACGTATGATATAGCTAGTCAAGAGTTGCGCGACATTGCTGCGCAATATGATTTACCGGTGTTGGATTTATATGTGCGGCCTTCTGATGCAGCTAATCCTTCGGACGGTTTAATGGCAACAATTGATTTAGAGCCGTTGCGTGAGCTTATTGCTAAGGGTGATTTTAAAGGGTTTACAGGCTATAAAAAAGGTGGTGTGGTTAAAGCCCCGCCCGCGTTATACAAAGTCGATTACGGCGATTATGGTCGAAGCTATAAATAGAGTTATAATGGTTGCTATGAAAAAACCAGAAACTATAAAACAATTACGTAGCATTCTAATTAAGATGCGTAGCTTTGATGTGGTCCAATACTGTTTGGACAATCCCCAGGTCGAGCTAGGTGAAATGCTCCGGGCCAAAGAACGTTTGGAGTTAGACACGCAATCCAAGTTAATCACTCAAGAGATCATAGAAAAGCTTAAAAAGAACTTGTAATGGCACGTATCAAACAAGTTCAGGTAATCGATCCCAATAAACACAAGGCCAAATGTACGTCACAAAGTACAAAAAGAAACATTGGTTTTTCCAAGATGAACAAACACAAGAGGCGATCTTTTAAAAAATATCGTGGACAAGGCAGATAAAACTTGTAATACTTGCCATATTATGGCACTACGTCTCGATGGAAAAGTGTCTAGTCTGGCGGATAGCCCTTGTATTGGCAGATGCTCAGTCGCTCAATGGGGCGACGATAGATGCAAAGGCTGTGGACGTTATGAACGTGAAACTATGTCGGCATATTGGAACGCCTTGCCGGAGACCGAACGTAAATTAATTAATTTACGCAACGCTTTTGAAGGCTTTGAGATCCGACACTTGCGTAAAGAATAACGTTACAGACTGGCTAATTTTAAAGCCTGGAGTAGACAGGAAGGAGAACACTGCGCTAAAAATGACTAAAAAATACATTCACGTTAATCAACATAAGATAAAAGCCAACCTAAAAAACGCTAGTAATGAGCCTGTTATTACAATTAAAGAAGGTAAAACCAACACTTATTGTCATGCCGTAAAGATTAAAGGTGATTCGGTAGTGCGTTATGGTGAGGCAGGTAAACCAATTCTTTCTTGTGGCGCTCGAGTGGTTATTGAAACACAGGCAGATATAGAAATAGTTAGATAATGACCGATAAAATTAATCCCCCACACTATAAAACTGGTCTAGTTGAGTGTATTGAAGCGATCGAAAGTAGTTTATCCCCCGAAGAATTTAAAGGGTACTTGAAGGCAAGTATCATTAAATATTTGTGGCGGTACGAACAGAAAAATGGCCTGGAAGACTTACAGAAAGCCGATTGGTTCTTAAGAAAGCTCATGTATCACGTGGAAAAAGACGAAGGACAAGGGACCAAGGACATAATGTGGAAAAAACGTATAAATTAGGTAGAAATTAGGTAAAAACGG